TTTACATAAAAATCTTTCAAATCCACATTCATTAGTAATTCTATAGGATTTGGGTAAATGACTATAACTCCTGATTGACCAGAATGATGTGTAGTATAATATACACCAGATTTGAATCTACCAACTCTACCTTTTCGTTGAATTTCATCAGATTGTGTTGATGGCAAAACCTGTATTTTACCACGAGTATGATACACTTTCAAACCACAATCTATAACTACGTCTAAAGATTTAATATTAATACCAGTATCTACTATTTGTGTTGCGACAATGACTTGAGCTTTGAGATCTATATTCCTTGACAAAGAATATAATTGACTGACAGTCATACCAAGATCGTTTATAATATATGTTATTTCTTGCATTTGATTTACACTTTTACAGATAACTAGATACTTTTTGTCTTTACCTTCATTATTAATAGCTTCTAAGACTAATTGGTTTAATGGCAAATCATACCGTTCTGTTCGAACATAATTAGTTATGTTAGGAAAATCCAAATTCAACACCGGCAAGTGATCATATGCAGCAACATTCATTGTAGCACTAGTTATTATAAACTTTACTTCTGGCATTTGCAATAGTTTCAAGTATGCAGCTATCATTATAGGTTCCTGTTCATGAAATTCATCAAAGATGATCAAAGTATCATCATTCAGTGGAAGGTTGTTGCAAACTGCCATAAAATGTCCATATGTACAAATATTCAAAAATGAATTATCATATGGGTTATGACGTGACATTTTGCAAACAAGTCCTTCATAAAATGGATTATTATAATTATCACGCAAAACTTTTCTGGGGGTCAAGATGAAGATTCTCAAGAAAATAGAACGTCTCAATAATGCTGCTGGTAATTTTAAAGATTTGCCACTACCGGTTGGGGAACTTATGATGACATTGCGTGCGTTATGCTCATTTAAAAATCTTTCAATATCAAACATGTATGCCAACCAATCATTATTTAGTTGAATAGCAGGATCGTGATCTACTTTAACCGGGTTAAATGTTATTATAAAAGATATAAGTTGTGTTACCACCATCATGACTTGGTCAGGCCAAATTAAACTCAATAATTGATTTATTCGCCTTGGCATTAAACTTGCGATGAAAAGAGATAATTGTTTTTGATAAACATAAGGGTCTTTGGGCATTAGAGCTGATATAATAGTGCTCGGAGTACCCGTTGATATCCAATACCATGAATTTAAATAAGAATATAATCTAGGTATGTCTATTTTAAATAAATTAAATAAATTAAAAGTTAAATTAAATATAGGTACAAATTTAACTAATTCTAAAATTCTATTCAATACTATATATACAAAATAGGCATTGATTATCAAACCTTGATTCTTTTCTATTTCATCTGTGCTTATCAATAATTCGTGTATACCAGGTAGTGATGTGTAATTATAAAAAGTATTCAAATCAACATTTTGAGAAAATATACTTTGCCTGCATAAAATGGCCATTTCATCTAGACTTGGCTTCCTTTTATTTAAATTCACAAATTTACCATAAACAAAACTTTCAATAGGCCAATTAAGCACGCACATTATAGGACTGAATAAAGCTCTGTCTTGGTTTGTGAATATTTTATACATGTAATCTGGAGACACCTCATAGATAACATCTCGAATTTGATTAACTTTATTATTCAATATAGTGCTGTATAAAGGGACCACAGTCTTGGAATAATACTTACCAAAAAATGGTTTCTTTGGTTTATTGAATATCTTGTTTTCTAAGATAAATAGATCCACATATCTTGGTGCTTTGTATTGTTTCTTTATCAACATAAATTTATTTTCAACATTTTTTGGAACCCTACGCCAATTTTGAGTACTCATATCGCAACCAACAATGTAACCATCTTCATCAATTTCAGTTCTAAATATAACATAACCAGGATAATTTACAAATCGGTTGACATCATCCATGTAATCTTCCAATAATGCACTGTATAATTCTCGATTGTGTATACTAAGATTTAGATGACCTATATCCCTTTTAATCATATTGAATGCAATTATAGAATCACTTCTACCAGAATATCTTGATGAAATAGCTGTGCGTTTAGATGCGATATCTTCAGGTACATGCACACCAAGATACTCATAAGTGTCCACCATATTCAATAAATGTGCGTCTTTCAAATTTTGTTTCAAAACTGGTTTCTTATGAAGGTAGGTTAATTTTGTTAAATCAGTAGATTCTTCTATTTTCAAATGTATACCAAATAGTTCTGCAAATGATTTGCATATAATATCTGAATTTATATCGAAATCTATTCCAAAAATATTATCATCACCTGTGTTATGTATATATGATTGTTTAATAACTTCATCTGCAGTCAAACCACTTGAATGTGTTAATGCCATAATTAATGCAATTCTAAACATCCAATGATTGTCGAAACTTGTATTTGATTCACCTGTAGAACCGCCTCTATTTTTGATGTGGTGTTCACCATTCATAATGTCGAATATATGACCATGTTGTAATGAATACATCTTTGCTTTTTGAATCTTGTATACGGGATTATTCACGTCACCATGACAACCTCTTAAAATCAATCGCGAAACTCCTTCTAACAGTATTTCAGGACAATTGCTATCAAATTCTTTACAATCACTGGACATGTATCGTTTACGTTTAGCAACTTCTGAAAATATTTTTCCAAAATGATAGGAAGTCATGGGTGCGCCCATGCCAAAATTTACTATATCATAAGCATCACGTTTTGACACTTCAAGTTGACTCATTTGAGATATGAACGTCGTAAGCAAATCCTCAGCTACAATAACTCTTGGTTTTGACACTATTTGCATTTTAGGAAATGTGTGAAACATATGAGGTGGGAAAATTCCTTTTTCTAAACAATAATATGTCGCTTCAATTATTGAATCCATCCATCCAGTTTTAAATAAATCATTTCGTTTTTTATATCGATTCAAAAATGGTACACCACTGGAATATTTCATTTTAATATGTGAAAGTACTGTTTTAGGCCCTACTATACCTGGATCATCAAAGCATTCTTTATAATTAGAATGCAAAGCTTCAACTACTTCCTCCAAAAGATCTGATTCTTCTGCAGTATAACCCTTACTAATAGGAGTGTATCTACGAATAATAGCTTCTCGCATTTCATCACCAGTAGTTAACCACATGCCATCAATCAATTGTTTTCCGCCAAAATCTAACCATTTCTTCGAACGTTTAGTTAGATATGGGTCTATCTGGTAACTAATTGACCTCAAAATAGAATCATATTCTAATTCGCCTTCGCTTATTTTAGGATTAGTAGGTAAGTACACATAACGTTTAAACATTGCATCTGTTATTGGAGGTTCATTGTCAGGTTTGAATTTATTCAATAAATTTGTGAAATCATCAATACCAAAAATTTCAGGTTTTAAAGGTTCAAGCACGTCCGGCATTGTTAAATACAGGAAATCGCCAAATGTGATTGAACTGTGTATGTTCCTTATAATCTTGGGCATCCAAGCGTTTTTGTATCTTGGCCTATTCTCATCATATATCAACATTAACATTAACTCATTTAATTCATCGTTTAAATATTCTAAAGAATAGTATGACATGACATTACTTATAAATTTAAGAGATGAATAACAAGTTGCAAACCCATTTGCGATGTTACCTATTATAAATGCAAATGCATAATTTATACTTATTACAACA